AAAAGGATAGAAAACCTTGTATTTTTGTTCTTGATAGTTTGGGTATGCTTTCTACCAATAAAGAAATTGGAGATGCTCTCTCTGAAAAAGACACTAGGGATATGACCAAACCTCAACTTATTAAAGGTGCATTCCGAATGTTGACTCTTAAACTTGGGCAGGTTAATATTCCAATGATAGTGACAAACCATACTTATGAAACTATGAGTATGTACTCATCTAAGGAAATGTCTGGGGGAAGTGGACTTAAATATGCCGCATCTACTATCGTTTATCTTTCGAAATCAAAAGAGAAGGAAGGTACTGAAGTAGTTGGCAATATAATCAAAGTAAAAACATTCAAGTCACGTTTAAGTAAAGAAAATAAAGAAGTTGAAGTTCGTCTTTATTATGATGAAAGGGGACTTGATAGGTATTATGGTCTTTTGGATCTTGCTGAAAAATACGAAATATTTAAAAAGTCTGGTGCCAGATATCAAGTTGGAGATGGAACTTCTCAATATGGAAAAACCATTATGGAAAATCCAGAAAAATACTTTACTCCTGATGTAATGCAAGCACTTGATGAAGCAGCAAAAACAGAATACTCTTATGGTCAACCAACTTGATGTAGGTGTCTGACTACAGGGCATAAAATAGTTTAATATTCATTTACAATACAAATAATGGAAAGAGTTGAGACTACTATTCTTCGTAATTTACTTTTCAACAGTGAATACTGTAGAAAAGTATTGCCTTTCATAAACCCTGATTATTTTGAGAATAAACATGAACGTGTTGTCTTTGAAGAAATAAGTAAGTTTATTGTTTCTTATGAAGATATGGCAACAAAAGAAGTTGTCTTAATTGAGGCAGAAAAAAGAACTGATATTTCAGAAGAAACTTATAAAATTATTTGTGATTATGTATCTAATCTGGATAATGTTCATGTAGACCTTCAGTGGTTGATGGACACTACAGAATCTTGGTGTAGAGATCGTGCAATTTACCTTGCACTCATGGAAAGCATCAAGATTGCTGATGGGCAGGATGAAAAGAAAGGTAGAGATGCTATTCCTGGAATTCTTCAGGAGGCACTCTCTGTATCTTTCGATGAGCATATCGGACACGATTTCATTGAGGATTACTCTAAACGATATGATTATTATACTAGAGTTGAAGAAAAACTTCCTTTTGATTTAGATTACTTTAATAGAATTACTAATGGTGGACTTTCAAAGAAAACATTATCATTGATTCTTGCAGGTCCTAATGTAGGTAAATCACTTGCAATGTGCTCATTTGCATCTGGATTTCTATCCAAAGGTAAAAATGTTTTATACATTACTTTAGAAATGGCAGAAGAAAAAATCGCACAAAGAATAGATGCTAATCTTTTGAATGTTAACATCACAGACATTGATAAATTATCAAAAGAAAAGTTTGAGAATAAAATTGTCAAACTTTCACAAAAAACCCATGGTAAGTTGATCATTAAAGAATATCCACCTTCTTCTGCTCATGTAGGTCATTTCAAATCTCTTCTCAATGAACTTGCTCTTAAAAAGCATTTCCATCCTGATATAATTTTTGTTGACTATCTTAATATCTGTGCATCCAGTAGGTATAGGAATAACTCAGCAGTAAACTCTTACACTTACGTTAAGAGTATCTCTGAAGAACTTCGTGCCCTTGCTGTTGAATATAATGTACCAGTGTTCAGTTCAACTCAAACTACTCGTAGTGGTTACAGTACAACTGACCCAGACATGACTGATACTTCAGAAAGTTTTGGTACAGTTGCTACCGTAGATATGATTATCGCAATGATTAAAACTGAAGAACTTGATCAACTTGGTCAGGTAATGTTTAAACAAATTAAAAATCGTGATAATGATGTTTCAAAATTTAAAAGATTTGTTGTTGGTGTAGATAGGAATAAAATGAGATTGTATGATGTTGAACAAAATGCTCAAATTCAAGCTCTTGACGAAGCTTTAGAAGAAGAGTATAATTTTGAGGATGATAAAAAAAGCAAATTTAAGGAATTTAAATTTTAATGTCTATTTCTATCAATAAGAAAACACTAGAAAACGGATGTGCCGAATATACTATGACTGAAACTCCAAAGCATGTTGACTTTAATAAGTATGCTGAATTTGTAGATGCTGTAACTTCTGATGAATCAAAAGACTTCCTTGCACTTTCAGATCGTCTAGTTGCTCTAGATGAGAAGGGTGCAAATATTGAAAGACTTTTGACTTCTGCCGTTGGTATTAATGCTGAAGGTGGTGAGTTTATGGAAATCGTCAAAAAGATGGTGTTCCAAGGCAAACCTTACAATGAAGATAATCGTGAGCACTTGATTATCGAACTGGGTGATATCATGTGGTACGTTGCTCAGGCATGTATGGCACTTGATGTGACTCTTGATGATGTGGTTGCTCGTAATGTGCACAAACTCCTCAAACGTTATCCTGAAGGTGCTTTTGATGTTTATTTCTCTGAAAACCGTGCTTCGGATGATAGATAATTATTCTTGATTATCCAATTTAAATCTCTCTAAATATTTGGAGAGATTTTTTTGTATGGATATTACTGTAGATCAGGTTTACGATGAATTAATAAAAAAACCAGAGTATTCCTCAAATATAGTAAAAGAGGCTAATAAAATCACTATATACTCAAATGATTCAATAAAAAAATCAGAAGAAAGGAAAAATAAACTAAGAGGAATTAGAGATTATTTAAGAGAGAAATTTCCAGAATCTTCTAATCTTATAATTTACAATCCTAAAGGATCTGGTAGTACAATAGGAAGAACTGAGATAATAAATAGTGGATCTCGGGATATAGTAGTACTTTTAAAACCAGTACTAGAACCAATTATTCTAAAAAATTGGCTTTTAAATGAAGAAATGTTTGCTGACATATCTAATGAATATAAAGATTATGCAGATGAAGATTCAAGTAAATATAAAATACTTATAAGTGATGGTAGAAAAAGTATCATTATAGATGATGTTAAAAGTGTTACTAGAGTTGGGGGATTGAATAAAAAGTCGGATATAAAAATAACTAAGACAATAGGAAAAGAATATAACATATCCTTAAAAATGTCTCAGTTTCCAGCTTGGCAAGGATATGCAAATAGTAGTCCATCTGCAGTAGAGACTGCAAAAAAAATAATAAGCAATTTAGTAAATCCTACTGCTTCATTTGGTAAAGGTTCTGGTGGAGTTTCTGTTATCTCTACTTTATCTGAAGTTAAAGAATTTTGTTTTGGTGGAGATGGGTCAAATAGAGTAGATTATATTATTAGTGCAGATTTTACATCAAAATCACCTAAATCTTCATTTAAATATAATCAAGATACTAAAACTCTTACTATAATAGTGAATAAAATATATTCTAGAACTCCTATTGATTATGAAGAAGTTAGAAAAAATTGTTATTTGTTAATCTCTAAAGTTTCCAATGCTAGCATTACAATAGGAAATCAATATAGAGGATATCAAATATCATTTGTTCCAGAAAGTAGAGTTAGAAACACCATTCCAGGAAAAAGATAAATAATTAAAAAACTAATCAATGAAGTCCTTTCGTCAGTTTATATCAGAAGCTTTAGAAACTGTAGCATCATCTCAAGCCAAGCAAATGGGTTTGAGGGGGAATGGTCATGGAGATTGGTACGACAATCAAGGAAATTTAGTAGCAAAAACTGTTGGTGGAAAATTAAAAGTATTTAAAGGGAGAGGTGGAAAGGGACCTAGAGATGAATCTCAACCTCAAACTAAACAAAAGATATCAGTAACTGATAAAGTTTCTCAACAACAATCTGATGCACAACAGCAACAGTCGGACGGATCCGATGGAATCGTTGTAGTATTTGGAAGATTTAATCCACCATCTAGGAATCATGAGCAACTTTTAAAATTTGGATTTGCTAGATCTAAAGAATCTGGATATGACTATAGAATTTACCCAAGTCGTATTCAAGATGCTGGAACTAATCCATTGAATCCTTCTTTGAAGGTTCAATTTATGCAGATCATGTATCCAGAGTATGCAGATTATATTTTAGATAGTGAAGACTCTAAGACAATTTTTGATGTACTTGAATCTTTGTATGGAGATGGATATAAGAATGTTAAAATTGTAGTTGGATCAGATAGACTTGGAGAATTTCAAAGTCTTGCTCATAGGAATGATGGTCAGAATTATACTTTCGATAATATAGAAGTATTATCTG